GCGCGGCGATGCGCCAGCCGAGCCTGTTCAGCTCACCCCTGAGGTAGTTGACACCGTTTTCGGAAGTGCGGCTAAGAATGCCGTGAGAATAAACGTCGAAGCGCCCTCCACGCTGCCTGATGAAGATGTAGCAGCCGATATAGCGTATCTACGAAAAGTATCTGACTTAGCGAAGAAAGCTTTGGGTAACTAAAATGGCTGGTGTAGCGCCGATTGTTGTCCACATTATAGGGGACACTTCTGAGTTATCAGGCTCGCTTGCGAGCGCAGCCGCACAGCTGGGGACATTCGGCTCCGCGATGACGGCGATGGGGGCAGGCCTCACCGCACTTGTTACAGTCCCTATCGTTGGTATTGCTGCCGCAGCGCTAGTCAGTGCAAACAACGTCCAGAAAGCATACGCTATCATCATTGCCGGAACTGGCGCTACCGGCTCTAAATTGCAGGGTTTAGAGTCTCAGTTCGATAACCTTGCATCGACAGTACCTAACTCTTTTACCGACACTGCAACCGTCCTAACGACGGTCAACAACAAACTCTCGCAGGGCGGCTACAATATCACTCAGATTTCTCAGGACATCCTTAATGTTTCGAGAATGACTGGTGAGAGTGCATCGTCCCTAGCTTCTGATTTTACTGCTTCTATCCAGCAATGGGGCATCAGTGCTTCGGCCACTGAAGGCTTCATGAGTGAAGTCTACAACACGGCCCAAGCTGCTCGCGTGCCGGTTACAAGCATCCTGACTGACCTTAATACTTATGGGCCAGTCATACAAGCATCAGGTCTGAGTTTGCAACAGGTCATCCCAATCATAGGTGAGATCGAAAGTAAGGGCGAAGACGTCACCAAAACATTTCAGGGGATCGCATACGGGTGGGCCAACGTTTCAAAGGCAATGGCCACCGGCAACGGAGCGGTTTTTGATGATGTAACTGCGTCGGCAAAAGCCGCAGGAATCCAGCTTACGAGCACCGGCTCCGATATGGAAGCGGTATTCTACGGCATAAAATCCGGCATGATTAGCGATGGCGATGAGTCATCAATATTTGGAGCGCGGTTTGCCGCTAACATCACTCAAATAATCAAAGAAGGAGGGATGACCGCTCAGCAATTTATAGATTTATCGCAAGGGTTAGGAATCAACCTTGCACAAACTGGGCAGGCATCAATCACGTTTGCTCAGTCACTCGACATAATGAAGAACGCCCTCGAGATCGCGTTGAACCCTCTTGGTGAGCAACTGATCGCGGCGTTCACGCAACTTTTCCCACTAATAAAAACTGGAATTGGACTTATTGGTGACATAACTGGTGCATTTGGTGCCTTACCGATGCCGGTTGCTGACGTTGTATTTGTTATAGCTGCCTTCGCTGCGGCTCTTGGACCGGCCATTATAATTGCAGGCACGTTTATCAACTCGCTCGAAGGGATCGCTAAGGGGCTTTCTGCAATAGGCAACCTCGCTGCCGGAGGGCTGAACCTCGCCAGTGGAATCCTAAGCACTGGCACTGCATCGACTACAGCGGCTTCAGCGGCAGGTGCGGCAGCTGCTTCCGCGGCTGAAACGGGAGCTGATGACGATCTTACAGCTGCAGCTGCGGCAGCCGCTACCGCCGTTGAAGGCCTTGGTATTGCTAATGCAGAAGCAGCTACCGCAGCTGCCGGTGCAAGTGCAGCTGTAATCGCAGAAGCTTCAGGCATAGAAGGTTTAACACCCGCAGCGGTCGCTGGCGCTGTAGGCCTTGATGGTCTGACATTAGGAGCCGCGTCTTTTGCAGATACTGCACCTGAAGCAGCTGCGGGTGCAACACTTTTATCCGCAGGAGAGGACGAGGTAGCTGCCAGCGCTGCTGTTGCAGACGCCGTAGTAAGCGGAGGCTTAATCGCAACACTCCTCAGTTTTGGGACTACGCTCTTAGCTATCGCGGTCTTAGCGGCCCCTGTAGTTGTGGTTCTCGGTGCTCTCGCTGCAGGATTCGCAATAGCATGGGAAACGTCGGCGACACTGCGCGATACTCTTGGTGAGGTTGGAGCGGCCTTCGGAACGTTCGGCAAAGAAATGGAAGACGGCCTAAGCCTTATAATGAGTGGCAACTATAAGGCCGGCTTTGCAGACTTCCAGCAAGCATTTACAGACTTGTGGAGCCAGCTTGTAACGATCGACTGGACTGATATCGGGACTCAGATTGATACCGAGATTCAACAAGGGGTTGCCGACCATAAATCTGACATCCTCAATGCCTTTAGCGGATTTGAAGCTGATGCGATAAAGTTCTTCCAGGGAGTCGATTGGACTAGCGTAGGAACCGTTGTCGGGCAAGGCATTGGTAGTGCTATCGCTATTGGTCTTACCGGCGCTACTACTGGCCTTTCTGCAGCCCTGAATGCGACAAATCCGACCGAAGCTGGAAAGTCCACCGCACAGCAGAGCGCGGAAGTGACCGGAACTGGTCCGAATTACGCGCCAGATCAGGAAACCGGCCTTACAAATCTGGAATCCGTTGGGGAAAAAGCAGCCGACTCGTTCACGACTGGTTTCGAGACTGGTCTGACCACGAGCTTGGGAAAAGTCCCCTGGGGTGACCTCATCTGGGGCGCTATGACTACCAACCTCGCTGGAGGTGGTGGAACCGGCAGTCACATGAAGATCGACCTGAATCCTGAAGACTGGTTCACTATCTCGCCGCTCGGTCTGTCTGAAGACGACGCCCTTAACAAACTCGGTATGCCGTGGCTCGGAACGACCTATTGGGTGAACTATGATTGGGGCGGTCTCGGAAACGCAATTAAGGTGGGCATCGAGACAGCGTTCGGCATAGCGCTAGGCGGCCTAATGCAAACTCTTCAGCCTTACCTATCACCACTCGATGTTATCAAAACAGATATTATGGATATCGTAGATATCCCCTCGCACGCTATCAGTCTAGTCCTTGATATCGGAGGGACTGCGTGGGATATCGTCATGGACGTGTGGAATTTCCTACAGTTCGTGATAGCGCATTTCAGCACTCACGATATCACGCTTAACATAAGTATCCCAGGTTACGCGTTAGCCGAGAAGCTTTTCGGCGATTTGGAATACATCGTCGCTCACTCGAGTATCGTAACAACATTAAAAACAGAAGCAGATGACCTCATTAGTGCGTGGGACAAGATCGGCATCCACACCGGAATAGGGCCGTTCGAGATTCCACAGGTCGGCGTGGACATTCCAAAATGGGACGTGGGTAGCGTCGGTGTTGATATACCAAAATGGGACGTCGGCGCTGTTGGTATAAACGTCCCACAATTCCAAGTGCCGTCTGTAGGCCTGGCAGTTCCGCAAGAAACAATTCCGGCAATAAATATCACTCTCCCATCAGTGGATATCAATAATCCACTTACAGGTGCGAAATTATACACTTTGGGCGGCGAGAGCCTTAACGCAGGCCCGTGGACATTCGGAGGCCAATCGTTTAGTGCAGGACCGTGGGGTTTAGGTGGCCAGAACTGGTCAGCTGGACCTTGGGGTTTGGGCGGTCAGAGTTGGTCTGCAGGTCCGTGGGACTTAGGCGGTCAGAGTTGGTCTGCAGGTCCGTGGGATATCAAGAGGGTGGGCATTGATTGGGATGCTCCACAAATTCCGGAATTAGGAGCCGGCGCTCTTGTATCACCAAAGTCCGGCGGCGTTCCAGTTATTCTAGCTGAGGAGGGCAAGCCGGAAGTTGTCGTTCCGTGGGACTTGGTAGGAGCTCCGTGGGATTATGTGCTCGAGAATATCCCACGACTAGCCGGAGGCGGTATCGTCGGGCCTACACGCACTATGCCTGACTTTTCATCGGCAATCGCTAACAATATTGCGGATGCTCTCAAGAATATGCGAGGGTCGCCGACATACCAGATAAGCATCGTCACGGATTCTGAAAGCATAAAGCGCGATGTTATGGGCGCAGTTCAACAGCTTGAACAATACCATCACTTAGTAGGATAAGAACATGACCGAAACTTGGATTCTCAAAACGTCAGATGGCGAGGTTTACAATCTTCAGGTAGCGCCGACCGATGATCCGACGTGTTACGATGGTATCTACAATCTTATGGAAGGCGTTACAGGTCATCACGGCATGCCGGTCACGCTTACCTCAGACACCGTTCCGAACATCGCCGGTGCCGAACTGAGACAAGTGCAGTATGGCATCCGGACGGTTTATCTACCGCTCTTTATCCGAGGCAACTCAGCGGCAGAGTTTCATCACAACTTTGCAAAACTGCGACAGTCACTTGATCCGAATCAGGACACTCAACTTTGGGTGACGAACGAAGAAGGCGAGACTCGCGTTCTTTACTGCCGATATAGCAAGGGTTTCGATAATGCAACGGATGACTCCGCCTCGAAAGGATTGAGTTGGACATTTCTGCCGTTATATATGGACGCACTTGATCCTTTTTGGTACGATCCTCCTGGCGCTGAGATATCAAACAACTACTCGAGCGACCCGTGGAGCACTGACTTCCTTACATTCACCGTTCCGGTCGGCATCGCGGCTGACGGGATGACCGGCGACACGACACTCACACTCGACAGCACCGACAACCTTGTGGCCGGCATGCCTCTTGAACTTCACGCGGGGCAGACCATCGTATCCGACACGCCATATATCACGGAGAGTCTGGAAGAGGAAAAAGTAGGCGATAGCATGCAATACGAGTCTTCAGTGTCGGTATCCACTGAAACCTCGACTGTGCAGGTCAATCAGGCTTACCACGTATCCGGAACTGTGGTGTCCCAGAATCAAAACCTTTCAAGTTCAGTAGTCACGATCACCGAGACAGACCCGAATGGCGTTACGACGACGCATACTGCTGTCACCAACAATTCAGGTAACTATGTTCAAACAATAGTTAGTGATATCAACGGCGTTTACACGTATCAGGTCAACTACAACGGCGATGCAACGCATTTGCCTTCGACAGCAGTGACGTCGATTACAGTCGGAACCGTTGTAGCAACCACACTCACACTCACATCATCGAATGCTAACCCTGCGCCAGGCGCGTCATTTAATTTAACCGGAACACTGGCCACCACTGGCGGGGGCGTAGCGAGTCAACCGATTAACATTTATAAAAAGACCGCGACGGCCAATGTACTCGTAGGAAGCGCTCACACTAATTCGAGTGGTGTGTATTCGTTTCCTCGCAAAGAAACTACATCCGGTTATTGTCACTACTCAGCAACGTATGCCGGCGATGCAATCTCAACCACATCGGCTAAACAAGACCCGGGCATAATGGGTTGGCTTGAATGGCTATTTGAAAAGATATTTGGGCTGCTGGAAGGGCTCTTTAAGGCCGGGCGTTACTCCGCTTCTAATGCATCGCTGGTTCTCAAGATAGGCAGTCCCACTTATTCGATTGAATATCAGGCCGCGCTACCTCCGAGCATGATAAACGATGGAGAGATTCAGTACTTTGCCGCTCACGGTTTCAATGGCATAATCTGCATTGCAGAGAAGATTGGCGATCCGTATTCGATTGAGAAAGGAGTTATAACTGGCCAGGGCTTGTGGGCCGCTATTGATATCTCAGTCGTGACGAACAGCGCCGCAAGCATCCAGACTGGCGCAATCGCAACGTGGCTCGCATCACTCTATGCTGCAGGATGGCGCACCTTTGCTGGTTTCAATACAACCGGCAGAAGCGGCGATCCGGCATATATCGCTTCTCTTGGTGCAGGTGCGAGATACATAAACTACAGTTCAA